GCATGGAGATCATCTCTGAACTCCATTTCATTAATCATGTAGCGTGTCTGCCCCTCCAATGAGGATGGGTCACAACGCCATTGTTTGCAGAACGTCCCCAAGCCATCATAACGATGTTGGGAGGTCCATTGGATGAGCCCGTAGCCGCCTCTCAGGCACTGATCGTAGGGCACGATAGCCCCACCCTCACATACCTTAGGGCGGAAGTTGGACTCTTGTTCTATGTTGCCCATGATCACAGCCAGGGCAGTTTTGTCAGTCACTTCAGCACGAGTCTGCAGTTGCTCTAACACATACTGTTGTGCTGGCGTGCAATCTGGGCAAGTAATCATTTTTTCTTAGCAGTTTTAGCTGCTCGTTTGAAGTTAGCTGCAGTAGGAGCACCAGCACTGCCGGGCTTCCGCATCTTTTCTCCAGAGCCTTGTTTAATACGCAATCGTTTTGCGTGGATGTTAGCGTAAAGACCTCGTTTAGCCATTACTTTTTAGATCCTTTTTTAGGGGGACGACCTTTTTGCGTACCGTAAGTACCTTTACCTTGTGGCATTACCAAACTCCAGGGATAATTTGACCAGTTAGAGCGTAAGCGCCCAGAGCAGCCATGACGCCCAGCATAGCAAGACGACCGTTAAGCTGCTCAGCTTTTTCATTGTGTGTCACAGTAATGTTTTCCATAATGATGGGTGGTTCTTTAGCAAAAATGTTTTGTTGTCCGTGTTCGTTGGTAATTGTTGTCATCAGAATTGAATGTTAGAGCGTTCGAGTTTTTGCATTACGTCACGGCGATAAGCAGGGTCGTTATCGTAACGAGGATCAGACATGGCTTGTACAACTTCAGCCTGACTACGGAATGCTCCACCAGTACCAGGAGACTTACCTTGAACAAGGTCAGGTTCGACACCATTTGATTCTTGGTATCGATAAGCTAGTGCTTCAATAGCAAACCTAGCAGCAGCAGGATTACCAAGTTCCATTACTGCATCATACATTTCGATGTCTTGATCAGACAAGTTTTGACTTGCCCAACCAAGCATATCGTTGTAATTTTTTTCACCACCAACAAGACCTTTAAGACCATTAACATCTTGGTCAGTCATTGTAGATGATTGTTGTGAAGACTCTTGTTGAGAACGATACTCAAGATACATCTCTGCAAGCTTACTTGGATCAGCTTCAGAAATAGCTTTGACAGTTTCAGGGGTGAGTTCTGTTTGAGACTCTTCCCACAAACGATCTAAGATAGAACCAGTGTCTTCAGGTTCTGACTCTTCAGTTTGTTCTTCAGGTTGCTCACCAAGTTTCTTTTGAAGTTCAAGGTAAGCAGCCTCAAGTTCTTCAGCGTTTTTATATTTACCAGCAAGACGCTGTTCTTGCTCTTGTTCCATTTGTTCACCGACCTGAAGAGACTCTTGCTCATCAGCATTGAGTTCTCCTGCTGGGGCTTCGTCAGGAATCATGGACATTACTTCAGCCATATTTAACTAGGTGGTTGTTGTTGTTGTTGTGCGAGAGCTGGGTTTAGCTCAGGGTTTTTAGAAGGATCATTGATTGGTGCCTTCATAGCATCAACCTCCATCTGTTGTTGTTGCATTGCCATCTGCTGTTGCATTGCATTGGCTTGCTCCTGTTGTACTTCTTGCATTGAACGTACAAGGTTAAGTACATCAATACCTTGAGAAGCAGCAAAGCGTTTGATCACTTCATCAGTATTAATGAATTGACCAATGGCTTCAGGTCCAAGCGTGTTAGCAAGTACAGTAAGGAACTGTGTCAAGCTATCACGATCTTGTCCGCGACCAAGTGCATTGATACCAGCAACAATCGTAGGTTTAACGATGTTCTTAGGAAGACGTGGGATCTCACCAGACTTCTGTGCAGCATCCAACTTACGATTAAGATACGGAACAAGAAACTCAACAGTCAGCAGACTAAATAATCCACCGAGTTGTGACTCAAGTTCCATCTGTGTCATTCGTACTTCTTCAGCAGTAGTGCGTTCACTATCCCTGACATTTAGAATCAAGAATGCTTCACTTAGTCTACGCTCAAGTACACCTGCCATTTCATAAGCAGTGCGGAAGTCAGCGGTCTTGCCAACTTGAATGACACCAACGTCATCAGGGCGGCCTTGGATGATAGCACCGTTACCAGCGTTAGCAAGGGTAGCAGGCTTGGTGGTAGAGCTGGGGCTCACCACAAACACTACCTTAGCAGCTGCTGCGCTGCCTTCAACCAGGGCTTGTGTCAGTGCTTCAAGTGACTTCAGGTCACCGATGAACTGACCGACCCTACCACGTCCATAGTTCTCCCCATCAACAGTGTTGAACCGCAGTGGGATCCATGGGTTAGTTCCTTCAGGTGCTTTACCTTGTGAACCCTTCAGGACATGATCATATACTTCTTGATGCCAAACAAAACGATTGTTCTCTCGTTTGACATGTGTGTACACATCACATTCATCATCATAGTCACCGTAGTTATCGCTGACCATTCTATCCTTGAGATAATTCTCAGG